TTCTTGCCTATCATTCATATTGATTTGCCCTTGTATCATCTCTGTTGATGTACCAATAGAAGATGCAGTTTCTATCGTATTACCAAACCAAGTACTATTGTATATTTCGTTTGCCATCTTTTTGTTTTTTGTCTTTTGTTAAATACTTTTTTAACTTTACAACGTTCTCCTTTTTTGGTTTATAACACCCATCCATTGAATAAATCATTTGTGTCAGGACTTATGTCCTCGTTATTATTACTGTTGTACTCTGGAAAATCTTCTTCGTGAAAACTAATATAATCTATAAACCTGCGTGTGTAATACTCTGCAAAGTTTCTTTCCTTGTTTACTAAATAATCAACCTCATCCTTTGAAACACTATCAGCATTTTCTGAACTATGTTTACTTATTCCACCGTTCTTTATTTGATATGCAACAAAAGGAAGATACTGCATCATAGCATAGTGGATTAACATTGGTTGTACATAATCTTCAACTAAAGATAAATAGTTACCTGTTAAATTATCAGATATAATATCAGCACTAATTTTGTTATATAAATCAGTACCTAAATAATTCTGTATGTCTATCTGTTGTGCGATCTTAATAAACTGTATAAACTTGTCAGTATCTACATTTCCGTCAAGGATACTATTTTTTATTAAATCTGTTCTACTTATAAATAATGCAGTTGCCATATCTTATCCTTTGTAATTTGGGTGGTGTCCGTTATTAGTCATATCCTTTGGTGCTATCTCTGCCTTGTTATACTCTTCTCCTTTTGGTGTGTAACTATTCGGTATGCTATCTACTTCCTTACCTTTTGAAATATACTTTTCTGTTTTAGATTTTAACCTATAAAGGTTCTCATTCCAAAAGTGTCCACAGTTAACACCGCCCTTGTATTTAAAAAGTGAATACGAATTACCTTTATGACCGAATGACCTATTAACCCCTTGAAAACTTGCTTGATCAATATCTTCTTTTCTGTACACAACACCTTTGTCAGTTCTACTCATCATTGTTTTACAAAAGTTTCTTGAGTTACCGCTTGAATACTTTTCTGAATATTCATACCTAATTTTGTAAAAACTCTTATCTAACCTACTTTCTCCGTTTGGTTTTGATTTAATAAAGTCAGCTAATTTCTGTAAACCTGTTTTCTTTTCCTTTACTAAACTATTTGCCCAATCTTCTACGCTTTCGTTATCTTCTGAATATTCCCTTTTTTCTACAAGTTCCCAATCATCAGATATATCTTCTCCATTTAAAGCATCAAGCATTTCATCATCATTAAAATCTTCGTTTTCTTTAGATAACTTAACACCAGTTTCCTCTTCTCTTGTTTCTTGATCTACTACATTATCTAGCTCTTTAAATTCTAAAGGTTGTAATGTCTTAAAATAAAGGTTTAAGCTAATATCATTGTAAGAAAGTATATCATCAAAGGCATTTATTAAAAGTGTCTGAAATGGTCTAATAACTGTGTTGTCCATTAAAATAGATGCAGTCTTTAACTCTTCTGCATTATTACCGAATCCAGTACTATCCTTTACACCTAATAACATAGGAGAAACAACTCGGTGTGCTACCATAATTTTACGCATACTTTCATCAGAAAGAAATTGGTATTGGTTATGAGCATCACTTAATTGAATTGGCTCTATACTTGCAGCAGTATTTACATCATCGTTAAAACTTAAAATAAACTTACCACTATTAGAGCTTCCACTAAACTTTTGATATATTCTGTTTTCTATTAATTGTCTTTGCTCTGGATCTGGGGTACCATTATTAAAATTGATTAACATACTTGGTGCTAACCCATTCATAATATTGTTTAAGTGATAATTAGATATTTCTTCTTCTAATTCTGCATATTGTATTCCACCTTGATAATCAACAGGAGAATAGTATTTATATCCTGCCTTGTAAGGTTTTATATAATAAATTTGTATTGGTTCGTTACCATATCCAAATGCTTGAATTCTTTTTAAAGTATCACTCTTTTTATAATTTTCCCAATCTGGATGCATATAATATGCTTCAATCTCTCCTTTTTCGTTACACTTTTCCGATCTTAATGTTTCAACAGGTATATGCTCTACTCTTGCAATAGTTTTTCTATCTTTTGAATAAATAACTTGCATAGCACATTGTCCCATTAACTTTAAATCAGAAGACAATCTTCTTACGCAATCATCGTGAAATAAAGTAATCATTTGAGCGTATGCCTCTGGCTTCCTATTACTATCCGTTGCATCTAATCCTCTACCGAATATCATTTCTGACATTCCATTTATAATAGCATTGTTTGTAGCACTACCATTATACCTATCAATTAAAAATTGAAAGTAATTATTGTCCTCTCCATAAGAAACAAAATTATCCGTTTTTGTTTCCTTTATTTTAGGACTTGTGTAAGTCGATAAATTTAATACTCTTAAATCATTCATATTATAAAACTATATAATCATTATTACCATCTTGACTTACATACTCGCTTTTATTAACAGAATAGTAATCGTTGGTATCTTGGTTTATTGTTTGGTCTGTACAAAATATTCTATCTAAATAAACTATATTAGAACCATTTAAAAGGGTTAAGTCATAATACCTACCCTCTTTTAGATTAAATGCATAAGAAACGCTTAAATAGTTCTTTTCAGTAATTGCTGATACAACCGCAGTAGTTATTTCGTTCGTGCTATCATCTCGTAATTTTAAAGTAACAGTTCCAACGTATTCTCTTGGTATTACTTTTATAGTTTGTGCATCTGTACTTGTCGTTAATACTTTCATATATATATATAGCTATTAATATTATTTTTTGCATAAAAAAAAGGGTAACAATTAAGCCACCCCTTTAAATAAAGATAAATAAATTTAGTTATGCATTCGGATCTATTTGAGTTGCACTTTCATTATCAGTTATAACAGTTGAAACTGTGAAATTCGCAGGAGATGTTTCCATTGCTTCCATTGTTAAAGTAAATCCAGATAAATCACCCATTGCAGCACCAGATACGATTGTACCACCAGTTACCTCTGCTCCGTGTTCTAATCCTACCATAAAAAAGTTTCCATTATAGTCCTCAATCGCAACGTGTGGTCTTGATGCAGACAATAATTTAATTTCTTCTTGTGTTTCTTTGTCCAAAGTGGTCAAAGTTAAATTTAATGTTTGTGTGTAAAAAGTTGTTCCATTTTCTCTTGAACTGGTTATTGTAGTTTCTAAAGATGAAGAACCTTTGATATCGTATTTAAAAAAGTCTGGAGTTCCAGCAACTGCCGTAATTTCTCCAGCTACTATTGTAGCAGCTCCTAATGTACCATAATCAGCGAAATAAACCGCTTTTAAGCCACCAACAGAACTTTTACAAGGTAACGCTCTACCAGATGTAAGTAAACAAGCCATATTGTATATATTTTTTAAGGTTATAAAAAAAGGGTAAGCAGATTAACCACCTACCCTTTTAAATATTGATTAATTAATTTTAAGAATAAAGAACGATATCGCCACCAAAGACGTGTTGTACTCCTGCGGTAAATCTCATAATTACTCTTACATTTTGTGATCCATCGATGTCTGACATATCAATTACTTTCACTTCATTTTGGTCATTTAAGATACCTGTTCCGAAATATAAGTTTGATTTTTGTGCAGCTACCATAGTGTTGTCAGCTAATCCTTTAGCAACAAACATATTGATACCGTCGAAAGATAATTCTCCACCGTTGTACCATTGAGTTCCTTTGTTATCAGAACCATTTGCTCCAATAGTTGCAGCGAATCCTCCTAATGCTCTAATATATGCTCTTGCTACGTTTGAAGAAACATATAATGTTAGATCTTCTTGTCCATAAACTGCAGTTGGAATAGCATCTACTACCTTTCCTAATTCAGCGATAACGTTTGCAGCAGTTACAGTTCCTGCAGTTACATCAATTACATCAGTATCAGCAGTTAATTTTGCAGTAAATCCATCAAACTCCCCACTTGTTGCAGTTGCTCCGCTCCAAATGTTTTTCTCTGTCTTGTCAGCTACTTTTGCAGCAACGTGAGAAATTACAAATTCAGCGAAAGATGGTGCTAAATTATCGAATGCAGAATAGCCCATTTGAGCAGCTTCCCAAGAGTTATGTAGGTCTTTCTTACATAGTTCTAAATTCACTTGAAACTCCTCTGGTTGCAATACTGCTTCTGTTAAAGTTAAAGTTCCTTGGTTTGTTACAAAGTCGCAAGAAGCATCTTTTACGATGTCATCAGTTGCTCCTTTTTGGATAACAGATTTAAACTTTACGTTTGGTAAAATTGAAATAGCACCACTATCTAAAGTTGATGCTGATAATAATGCAGCAGCGATATACTTACCACTAAATTCCCCTGCATAAGTTGATGTTAAAGATACACTCATTTTTATTTAATTTATTTGTTATTAAAGTTTATTCATTTTACTCATTACTCTATCCAATGTAGACATCTTTCTTTTAGATGCAATATTGAATTTTACTTGTGTTTTAGAAACCTCTGCGTTTGTGTTAATTGGTTCAGCAGCAGGTTGAGATAATTCTTGTGCAACCTCTGTTGGTATTTCTTGTGCAGATAATTCCTCTTTTGTTTCTTCAGCCATTTCTTCTTTTTCTTCCTTTGGCTCTAACATTTCTTTGATTTCTTCAATCATCAATTTAACCTCTGCAAGTTCTTCTTTAGTAGCGTAAACCATTTCTTCTTTTTCTTCTTCTTCTTCAGCTTCTACTTCTACCTCTTCTTCTTTAGCTTCTTCGTCTTCAGATTTTATTTCTTTAATGATACCCTCTTCTTCAACTACAAGAATTTGACCATCTTCTAAAACATAATCGCCAACAGGTAAAGCTACTCGCTCATCTTCTGTTACGATAAAGATTTCATTACCCTCTGAAAACGCATCTGCTTCTAAAACAGTTCCGTTTTCTAATTTCATTTGTTCAAGTTTTACTTCAACTCCTAAAAGAGTTTTTACTTGATTTAACATTTCACTTGGTTTCATATAAATATATAGTATTAAAATAATTAATTTGTATTTTTGTTTATACAGTAGTTGAGGTTCTACCTATTCCCTGTGCTTGTAAGCTACCATCACAACACTCTTTTGAGTATGTATTGTTCTTACACAAGCAACCTCTTTTACTCGATCTAGGACTTGTTCTACTTGGTATGCTATTGTTGTTTTTTTTCATCTTGTTTTATTTTAGATTCTGCCCAACTCTTTGCTGACTTACCACCCCATAATAAATAAGATATATAACCACACGCTTCTGTATCCCCTGTCTTATAATATTCTTCTGCCCTACTTAAATAGGAAAACATACGTTTAATAGTTTCCATACTTACAGGTCTACCGTCAGCTAATTGTTGAGCTCTTACTTTACCAACTTGAGTAGCACATTTATTATTTACTTTCTTATTTAAATCAATTCCTCTTTTAGCATTATTTCTTACAGATTGTGGGTAGTCAGAAAAACTCTCCATTTCAGTACGCTTTCCTTTTTTAAGTCGTTTATCGTTTTTAATAACCGCCTTAATTTGTGACAACATATATTCTGCTTCTGCTTCCTCTATTGCTTTTAGCTCTTCTTGTAAATCGTTTATTGGTTCTTTAGGTCTTTCCATTTTATCTGCAAAGTAACCCTCGATACTAAAACCTTTTACTTTTCCAGTTTTTACAAAGTTATTCCAAACCTCATCATTGTTTACCTTAACAGAACCCATCCAAGTTCCTACTGGTACATTCATACCAAACTTTCTTGACTTGTCGTGAACCTCATCTTCTACGATCCAACTTTCAACTAAAGTGAGTCCGTTAATATCGTGTTCGTGTTCTAAAGTAGCTTTGCTTTGGTTTCCATTCATTAAATACATTTGAGATGCTTTTACTACTGTATCCTTTGAAAAGTAAATATAGTATTCATCATCTCCACTTCGTCTGTAAATAGGTTTATTAGGTATTAATAAAGCACCTACAAGTAATTTCTTTTCCTTATCCGCTTCTTTTAATTCTATAATATTACTATTCAAAGCAATGAAATCTTCTTCAATAGCAGGATTCTCAACTACGCTAATAGCTTCGATACCGATTTCGTTATTATCTTCGTCTAATACTAACTCTATTATATTCATATTTATATATAGTTATAATGTTTTTATTTTGTCTTTTTATATTGATGCACCATCAACAATATTTCTATCCATTGATTGAGCAGTTGTAACATCATTTGAAACAACGTATGCTCTTGTCGGTTCTTTTGATTGTGAACCAAT